TAAAGCTATGGGTATTGGTCTTGTGATTAGTGCTATGGGTACTTTAAAAGAAGTATTTATGAGCAATCAAAAGGTTGCTGATGCAGTTGCTACTGGTTTTGGAACTGTTGTAAATGTATTTACTAAAGTTGTTGATGTAGTTGTTTCAGTTGTTGAAAAGGTAAATAAATCGAGTGATGGATTTAAAGGGTTATCAGCAGTTGTTTCTGGATTAATTACACTATCATTAACACCATTAAAATTAAGTTTCTATGCAATATCTTTAGCTATTGATGAAGCAAAACTTGCTTGGGAAGAAAGTTTCTTTGGTGATGGTGACACTAAAAAAATAAAAGAATTAAATCAAAGAATTGCTGGAACAAAAGATAATATTATTGAGGTTGGTAAAAATGCAGTAGAAGCTGGTAAGAAAGTTGCAACTAATATTGGAACAGCTATTGGTGAAGTAGGTAAAGTAGTTGAAGGAACTATTGATGGTGTTTCTAAAATATCTGTTTCTGCTGCTTATGAACAAGCAAAAGCAAATACACAATTACAAAATAACGCAAAATTAGCAGAAGCAAATCAAGCAAGGTTAGTAGAACAATATGATAGACAAGCAGAAAAATTAAGACAGATTAGAGATGAAGAAAGGAATAGTGTTGATGATAGAATAAAAGCTAATAATGATTTAAAAAATGTTTTAAACAATCAAGAAAAAGCTATGCTTGGTGCTGCTGATGCTCAAATAGCTGCTGCAAATGCTACGTTACAACAAAACAAAAGTATAGAAAATCAAGTTGCTTTAACAAATGCTTTAGCAAATAGGGAAGGTGTTTTAGCACAAATTGAGGGTTTAAGGTCAGAACAAAAAGCAAATGATTTAGCACTTAATAAAGAACTATTAGATTTAACAAAAAGCAAAAATGAAGCTGAAACACAATTAGCAATAGACCAAAAACAATTTGATGCTGAAAGATTAAAAGATGAAGAAAAAGTTTTATTAGCTAAAAAATCTGCTTTAGAATTTGCAAAAACACAAGAATTAGAAAGATTACAAAATGTAATTAAAACAACTAAAGAAGGTACACAAGCAAGAATAGATGCTGAAAATGAATATGCATCTAAAAAACAAGAAATAGAAAATCAAATTACAACTACACAAGATGAAATTGATACATATAGGTTTAATAAAAAATTAGAAAAAGAACAATTAATTATTGAAAATGATGCTTTAGCTTTTGAAGCAAAATTAGAAGCATTAACAGAACAAGAAAGATTAATTACTGAAGCTACTAATATATCAGAAGAAGAACGTACAAAATTATTAAAAGAAAATGCTGATGCAAGAACAGAAATAGCAAAAGCAGAAGCAGAAGCAAAATTAAAATTATTAGATGTAGTTTCAGCTGGTTTATCTTTAGCTTCAAATGAATTAGGTGAAAGTACTAATGCTGGTAAGATAGCTGCTGTTGCTGCTGCATCCATATCTACATATACTGCTATTGCTGGACAATTAGCTGCTTTTTCTAAAGTTCCAGTTCCTGGTTATGCTGTTGCTCAAGCAATCTTAACAGGTGCAACTGGATTATTACAAGTTAAAAAAATATTAGCAGTTAAAACACCTAAAGGTGGTGGTGGTGGTTCTGCTCCAAGTTTAGGTGGTGCTGGTGGTGGTGGTGGTGCTCCACAATTTAATGTAGTTGGTCAAGGTGGTGCAAATCAAATAGCAGAAAGTATGGCTAATAGAGATAGTCAACCAATAAAAGCATTTGTTGTTGGTTCGGATGTAACTACACAACAAGGTTTAAATAGAGGCATAGTACAAAATGCTACTTTAGGATAATGTTAGTTAAAAGTATCATTAACTATGTTTTTTTGACTTAATGATACTTATTTAAAACAAAATATAAATAATTTAATTTTTAAAAAAAAGAATAATGAAAAAGTTAGAAACTATTTATTTAGATATAGACGAAGAAAATATCCAAGATGGGATTGATGCAATTAGTTTAGTTAAATTTCCAGCCATTGAAGAAAATTGGGTTGCATTAAATGAACACAAAGTAGAATTAAAAACTATTGATGAAGATAAAAGAATAGTAATTGGTTTAGCTTTAATACCAGAAAAAGATATTTACAGAAGAAATGGTGATTATGAATATAACATTCGTTTCTCAAAAGATACAGTTAGAAAAGCATCAGAACTTTATTTAAAGAAACTTAAAATACATAATTCAACATTAGAACACGAAAAGAAAACAGAAGGTGTTTACACAATAGAAAGTTGGATAGTTGAAGATGTTAAAAAAGACAAGTCAGCTATTTACAATTTAAATGCTGTTGAAGGTGCTTGGGTTGTAGTTCAAAGAATAGATAATGATGAAGTATGGAATGATGTTAAAGAAGGTAAATATCAAGGATATAGCATAGAAGGATATTTCAGCGAAAAAGCAGAATTAAATTTACAAGAAAGTAAAGATTTAGAATTGATTGAAAAAATAAAACAAATATTAATTAATGTTTAACATATTTAAAATGGGAAAAAACAAGTACACAAGTCCAAAGGACGCTAAAAGAGGTTGTTTATGTGATGATAGCACATATTCATCAGAATGTTGCAAAGGTGAATTAATCAATCAAGGTATTGGTTCAACAGTTGCACAAGGTACATCATCAGTAACACAAGTTGATGGAGTTAGAACAATGGTTAGAACAAATGGCTAACCAATTTATAACAAATATAAATTAATTAATTTTTAAATAAAAAAATAGATGACACCAGAAGTAACAAAGATTGGTAACAAGTTATTTGACAAAGTAGAATTAGAAAGTCAAAAAGTAGAATTAGGAATTGTTGATGATGCAAAAAAAGGAATTGATATGGTTTTAAAAGCATATAATAATTCCATATGGAATTCATTAGAAAAATTACCAAATATGGTAGCTGAAATTGTATCAAATGCATCTGATGTATTAAAAGAAGCTGGAAAAGGTCAAGCTATGGCAATAGAAAATGCAAGAAAAGCATCAGTAATGGCAAAAGAATTAGGAGTTCCAACCCCACCTGAAATAGATGCTATTTTTAAAAATAATGATTATGATGATTTAGTAAATGCATTTTCAGATGGAGTAAATAAAATAATAAGTAACGCAAAAAAATAAATATGAACGTAGTAAATCAAATCAAAGAACTTTTGGGTATGGAAGTTAAACTTGCTCAAATGAAACTAATGGATGGTGTTACTGTTATTGAAGCAGAAACATTTGAACCAGAAATGGCAATCTTTATTGTTAATGAAGAAGAAAGAGTACCAATGCCAGTTGGTGAGTATATGTTAGAAGATGGTAACGTATTAAAAGTAGAAGTAGAAGGTGTTATTGCATCTATTGAAATGCCAAAAGAAGAAGAAGCACCAGTAGTTGAAGTAGAAGTAGAAACTACTAAAAAAGAAGAAGAAATGAATGCTGATGTAGCTACACCTAAAAGAGTAGTTGAAAGTGTAACTAAAGAAATGTTTTTTTCTGAAATTGAAAAATTAAGAGCAGAAATTGCTGAATTGAAAAGTGTAAAAACAGAAACAGTTGAATTGTCAAATGATAACATTGAAGTTTTATCACACAATCCAGAAGCTACTAATGAAGTTAAAATGAATTTATATTCTAAAAAAAGACAAGCTACAACATTAGATGTAGTATTGAGTAAATTAAACAAATAATAAAAATAAAAATTAAATAAAAAATGGCTACAACAACAAGTATTACAACAACCTATGCGGGAAGTTTTGCAGGTAAATATATTTCTGCAGCACTTCTTTCTGCTTCAACTATCGAAAATGGTGGCATTGAAGTAAAACCTAATATTACTTACAAAGAAGTAATCAAAAAAGTAAGTACAGATGCTATCGTAAAAGATGCAACTTGTGATTTTGATGCAACTTCTACTTTAACTTTAACAGAAAAAATCTTACAACCCGAAGAATTTCAGGTAAATTTGAGCTTGTGCAAGAAAGATTTTCGCAGTGATTGGGAAAGCATTCAAATGGGGTACTCGGCATTTACGTCACTTCCCCCAAGTTTTGCAGATTTCTTATTAGCACACGTTGCTGCTAAAGTTGCTGAAAAAACAGAAAAAAACATTTGGGCAGGTGTTACTGCTAATGCTGGAGAATTTAACGGATTTACAAGATTGCTTACTTTAGATGCTAGTTTACCAACTGCTCAAGAAATTGCTGCTGATGGAACTAAAATTACTGCTGCTTCAACAGTTATCGGTGAACTTGGTAAAATAGTTGATGCTATTCCAGCTGCATTATACGGAAAAGAAGATTTATACTTATACGTTTCTCAAGCAACAGCGAGAGCATACGTAAGAGCTTTAGGCGGTTATGGTGCTTCTGGTTTAGGTGCTAATGGTACTAACACAATGGGAACACAATGGTGGAATAATGGTTCACTTTCTTTTGATGGAATTCCAATATTTGTTGCACAAGGATTAGCACCAACAGTTGCTATTGCTGCTCAAAAATCTAACTTATTTTTTGGTACTGGTTTATTAGCAGACAACCAAGAAGTAAAAGTTATTGATATGGCTGATATTGATGGTTCACAAAACGTTAGAGTTGTGATGAGATTTACTGCTGGTGTACAATACGGAATAGTTGAAGATATTACAACTTACGGTATTACTAACGCTGCTAACTAATAATTAATTATTAATCAAATTAAGGGTGGTGCAATAAACACCACCTTTTTTTTAACTTTAAATATATAAAAATATGGCTTGTGATATTAGTTTAGGTAGATTAGAACCTTGCAAAGATAGCAATGGTGGATTAAAAGCAGTTTACTTTGTAAATTGGGGTGAAGTAACAGGTTTTACTTATGGTACAGGTGACCAAACAGATGCTGTTGATGAAATAACTGGAACTCCAGATGCTTACAGATATGAGTTAAAAGGTAATTCATCTTTTACACAAACAATTACATCTTCTAGAGAAAATGGAACTACATTCTTTCAACAAGAATTGGCATTGACTTTGAAAAAATTATCAATAACAGACAACAAACAAATTAAGCTTTTGTCTTATGGTAGACCACAAGTAATTGTTGAAGATAACAATGGTAATTTCTTTTATTGTGGATTAGAACACGGAATGGATGTAACAGGTGGAACTATTGTTTCTGGAGCTGCGATGGGAGATTTGAGTGGTTACACTTTGACACTTACAGGAATGGAACCAGTTCCAGCAAACTTCTTGTTAAATGATTTGTCAACTACTGGATTTAATGTAATTATTACAGATTAATAATTGTTTTTTTGTTTTTTAATTAAGGGATGCTTTAAGTGTCCCTTTTTTATTTTAAAACAATTTCAATATACTTTTATTTTTAAATAAAAAGATAATGATAATTTTAAAAGAGCAAGTAGAAGAACAATCTTTGAAATTCATTCCAAGAACTTATAGTGCTACATCAATAGTTTTAGTAAATGAAATGACAAATGAAAGTACTACTATAACATCTGATTTTTATATAGATGGTTATTATCTATACACAACAGCTACATTTGATTTAAAAGAAGGTAATTTTTATACGTTATCTATTCTTAATAATACTGATGTAGTTTATAAAGATAAAATATTTTGCACAAATCAAGTTATTGCTAATTTTTCAATTAACGATGGTCAATATGTAGCAAATCAAACAACTAATGATTATATAGTTTATGAGTAATTCAAATATTTCTATTGTAAATTTAAGTGCTTATACATCACCTAAAATACAAGAAAATAAAAAGCAAGGTTATATAGAATATGGTGATGATAATAATTACTTTCAGTTTTTAATTG